TATCCTATTGATCCTACTAAAGCCAAATTTAACATGGCTGATTTTCGTTACTTTAATATTGAAAAAGTCACAGGTGCGTTAGCGATACCGAAGGAATCCTCTATTGTAAATAGACTCTTCAAGACTTCACAGCCTCAGCAGTATAGAATTATAATTCGTCATCATGTTGCCGCTGGTGACGTGGAGAAAGATGTTTTCCCACGGAATCTCGATCGCTATATGACAGTTGATCCGAATCATGGCGGCTCACATCTAGGAGCCGAGGCTGGCAAAGACGGTCGGTGTCGTCATGCTATAGCGGTTACTGGTGTCACACGTGACCCACGTAGAGTTTACTTGCTCGATCAGTGGGCAAAAGCTTGTCCTATTGGTGATTTCGTAAAGCAGATTTTCTTTCTTGCTGTGAAGTGGAAACTCCGTGTAGTTTACGTTGAAGCAGTCGCCGCACAGAAGTATCTGCTTTATCATTTGAACTATTTTGTCGAAGAGCACAAGCACACATATCCAGAGCTTATCGGCATACAGTTTCTGCCTCTGAAAACTCCACAAAACGTCAACGCTAAAGCAGAGCGAATTGAGAACTTCATTCCTCTCGTAGAACGTCACGAACTTTGGCTTGACGCAAACAACTGTACAGAGTTCAAGGAAGAAGTAGAACAGTATGGTCAACGTAAAGGTCTAATTGACTTGCTTGATGTGATCTCCTACGGTCCTCAAATTTGGAAGTTTGACAAAGTCTCACAGGAACGAGTGGATGATTTCCTGGCAAAACAGATCGCCCAGTATCGGCAACGCGTAGCTTCAGCAGCAGCATAAGAGGGAGACTTAATCTATGGACTGGGCAGCGTGGGGACCGACTATTGTAAGCATCATAACCTGCTTCTTCTTTGCTGGTGTGCTGTACTCGAATCAGTCAAGCCATGAAAAAAGACTCGATGAACATGATGTTCAACTTGAGGATCATACGAAAGAACTCAAGTCACACGCTGTAGAAATTGGCATGATTAAAGCTTTTCAGAATGGCTATGCAACAGCTAAGGCGCTTTACGAACATCGTGGACAAGTTCAGGAGTAGAAAACATGAATCTCTCAGTACAATGGCTTTTGGTTTTTTACGTTGCGAATCAGATTCTCTCTTGCATGGTTCAGGCATTACCTGAACCAACTTCAACAAGTGGAATGGGGTATAGGTTTGTGTATAAGTTCTTGAGTTTGTTGATCGCAGATTTCAAGAGCTTCTCGGATACGTTGCCAAAGCCTGTGCTTACTACTTCAACTTCTACTGGCTCTATTACTACAACTTCAGTACCACAGCCGGCCTCGTCTAAGACGGTAATTGTCGAAACGCAAGCCGCACAACCAGTACAGAATGTGGGCATACTCTAATGCCATTTCAGCCGCCGACAGAAGTTACCGAAAAAGAGTTTGGCAGAGAGTCTTACCATGATTTGTGTGATTTTATCAAGGATAAGACTGCACATCTTGATCGGAGACTCCAGACTTTTAGAACGGAAAAGTTGCCTGAGTACGTGCGTTTGTACAAGGCGCGACCAAAGAATAAGGAAGCCGATTGGCCCTGGCCGGGCGCTGCTAATCTGGTGATTCCTATAATCGGCACGGCATCCGACGAATTGCTGGCACGTATTATGGGCGGTATTTATATGTATGATCCGCTCTGGTCGGCTACAATCAGTGGTGATCTTCCCTCAAAAGATGGGGAAGAGCTTAAGCAAGTCGTACAGAATTTCCTGATCGACATGGCATATGATCCAGATGAACTTGATCTGTATCGTGTGGAACAGAGCGCATTTCACAGTGCAATTAAGTACGGTACAGGCATCATCTATACACCTTACGAGTTTGAGGAACAAGTTGAGCGTGTGTATATAGGTGGCGGAGTTTCAGATGCGGCGCCGGTACAGTCAAAGAATCAGTCATTTGTGAAACGCGATGGTCCTCATCCTGAGTTGCTGCCGCTCAATCGTTTTGGTTTTGATCCTTCAGTGCCGAAGCTAGAGAACATGAAGTTCTTCTACCACATTGATTCGCTTGATATGTGGGCAGTACAGGATTTACGAGCGAAGAGTCCGTACTATAAACAGAGTGATATTGATCAGCTCTTACGGAATCCTGACGCCGTACAAGAGACTGAGATGGAACATGAGATTAACTCACAGTTTTCGATTGACTCAAGTGGTGTAGATACTGGTGCAGCGAGATGGTACATCTACACTTGTAACTTCACTTATCTCTTGAATGGGCAGACATACGCATTTCAAGCAAAGTATCACAAGAATTCTGAGAAGGTTCTCTACATAACCTTTAACAACTATCCCAAGAACATGCTCGCATACCAAGACATGAAGCTCGCATACGATGATGAATCCTATCTTGGCACAGGTTTTGCTGAGATGATTCACATGGTGCAGAAGGAACTCTCGAATAATAACAACTGGCGCACGAATAATCGTAACATGGGAATGCTTGGTGTGTGGCGCGCTGATCCAGAATCAAAGCTCTCTTCAATGCTTGATATTTTTCCTGGTGTATGTCTCCCAGGTAGAAAAGATGAGATCGAGCATATTAAACCTGCTATGGATGTAGGTTACAGCGATGGTCCTGATCAGTTTCACATGGCAATAGCTAAGGAACGTACTGGTGTTGACCCAGCAATGGGTGGTACGGGTGGTGGAATTGTGAACCAGAAGCGCGGGATTTACAGCGCTTCTGGTACTTCGATGGTTATGGCACAGCAGAACAACAGAAACAGTCTGCGTACTGGTGATATGCGTTCGGCGCATGTAAAGTTGGGTTGTAAGTTTCTTACTATGTACTCAAATTTCGGTATCGGTGACAAGCTAAAGAAATATGGCAACGATGCCGAGAAACTAAAAAAGGCGCTTGAATTGTACAAGTCTGGTACACTTGGACTAAGACTTCGGCCTTCTAGTGCCGCAATGAATAAAGAACTTGATCGACAGAATGATATTCTGCTGTCTGACAAGCTCGATCGCATTTATCAGTACCAAGCGCAGACAATTCAGGCAATTAACACGCCAAATATACCACCGGATTTAAGACAGTATTACTTGGATGTTCTTCTTGCAACAAGGGCAACTGGTCAAGCCTTGTTGCGTAACTTCAATAAGGATAACATCGACACAATTCTTCCAGACGTGTCGAAAATTATCGAAGCAGCGATGCAGCAACAACAGGCATCGCAAGCCGCAGTAAGCGGAGCAGGAGCAGGAAATGGAAATCAACAAGGTGGGCGACTTAATACCATACCGTCCGTCCCTTCAGGAACTATGGGCCAGGGAGGAGTTCCAGCCGGTGCTGGCATATCTGAGCAGGATGAGGCAGGAAGCGTATGATTCTCTGTGCGCGATTGATCTTAAAGAACCTGCTGAGGCTATGAAAACAAGAACTGTGCAATACGTAACGCAGTTAAAACTCTGTACAACGATTATGTCGTTACCTCAGGTTCTAAGAATGATTGAGGAACAGAGTGAACAGCTTGATAAAAAAGTAATACAGATGAAAAACTCACAAGAGGGAGGTGAAATCTAATGGCTTTGTTTTCGTGGCAAAAGAAACCAAAGGAAGATGGAACGGAAGAGTTCACACTTCCTGATGAGCTGACAGCAAAAATTGATGCTGGAGCAGCGGCGGCTGCGGATTTGACACCGAAGGTGACGGAGATTCTGGAGTCGCTTAAAGGAATCAATACATTCGTAGCGTCGCAAACAGCACGTGAGACGGCTGCGGCAGCAGCGGCAGCGTCTTCCAGGCGTACCGAGACTGCGACTGAGACTGAAGAGCGTATAGAGAGTCTTATGCTTGAAGGCAAGACTAAGGAAGCTATCGCTCTCGCGAATCAGCCACTCATCAATGAGGTCATGCTCACTCGTGCAGATCGCATTAAGCGTGAAGTGTTTGAGGATGCTGAGAAGTTTCCATACTATCATGGTGATGTCAAGAAAGAGATTGATGCACTGCTTGAAAATCAACCTGTGCAGTTTCGTAACAACGCACAGAATGTCGAGAACTGCTACCATACGATTCTTGGCAAACATACCACAGAGCTTGTGGAAGGTAAACTTAAGAATCGCTTTGCTGGCTCTGAAGGTGGACGTGGCACAAGTACAGGTTCTGCCGGTTCTTCTGGCACGGCGACCAAAGAGCGTCCGGCGATCACAGATGATGTTCGCAGGGCTGCTAAGTTACTTGGCTTCAAAGCAGAAGATTACGCTAAGATTCTGGACGATGAAGGGATTGGGTACGCTTAATGCCTGAGATCAATCATAAAATCGAATCGCCAATTTCTACTCCGTCAGGAGCCGATCTTGAGAAGCAGATCAAAGCGATCCTCGCGAAAACTGCACAAGAACGAGTTGAAGCCGCACAACCAAAAGAACCTGATTGGGCAACTCTAACAGAGCGGGATGCTTGTAATCCTGCGATTTATATTCCTGTAATCGATCACGCCATTCCTGATTACATGAATATGAAACTCAAAGATCCTGAGTATGAGGTTGTTTGGGCTAACAAGGATCAGCGTCGAGTTGGTCAGCTTCAGGCTGAGGGATACGAGCTTCTCAAGAAAGATCACGTACATCCTAGTTTCAAGCTTCCACTTCTCTTCAACTCTGAAGGGTTGTACGAGTATCAGGATGTTATTGCTATGCGAGTTCACAAACGTATTCTCTACGGCAAGCGTCGTAGAGGACTTGAGCTTTCTCAACAACAGCTCAGGAATAATCGTAGACCGCCATCGACAAGGATTAAGGATACTTTTGATCTCTCAGGTACTCCTAGTCCTGAGTTTGGCACGTTCTACGATCCAATGGTCTAAACCTCAACCTCGCAGCGAAGCAGGCGTTGCTCGAACATAAAGTTAAGGAGAGCATATGGCGGCAGCAAATCTTATCACCCATCTGCCTATTATACAAGTGCTGGAGAAGGCGGGTACTACGCCATATACCAGCTCTCAGCCGGAGGCGGCAGGGCAGACTTTTCTCTACGGCACGCCTGTACAACTCAACGGCTCAGGTTTTGTACAAGCCTGGGACGGTACGACTGTAACGGCTGGGATTCTAGGAGTAGCGGAATCCTTTGGCCTTAACCTCGGTACAGCAGGTGCGGGTGCTCCAGTGCCGCCATTTGGTGGAATTACTGGAACCGACGCTATCGCAACCTATGGTGCAGTTCCTAATCAGCCTCTTGGTGTGAACATTGCTATCGGTACGCCGGTATCTGATGGACGCACTTTGTATATGGAGCCGAAACAGGATAACATTTTCCAGGCTCTGTATGATAACTCTACTGGTACTGTTGCTGCTAACTGGACTACAACTCAGGCAACTGTTGGCGCTATTCTTGGTCTGACCAAGGATGCTAATGGTTACTGGTATGTGGATGGTGGCAAGACAGGTGGTAGTGCTGTTGTACAGGTTGTCGGTCTTCCTATGGGACCGGGACTTAACTCTCTCGTCAACTTCGTCTTTCTCACCGCCGCTATTCAGATAGCTTAATCGAAGGAGATCATCTATGCCTCAAGTAAGGGCAAAGTTTGCACAGTTAATGCAGCCGGGGCTGAGGAAGATTTACTTCGACAGTCTCGACAACCAGCTCAAAGCATCGGATTATCCAAAAGTTTTTCACGAAGTGGATTCCGACTCTGAGTACGAGCAAGAGCTTGAGATGGCAGGAATCTCAGTTCTTGTGGAAAAACCTGAGAATGCTTCGACCTCTTACACAGAGATGAAGCAAGGCGCCTCAAAACGTGTGGAGCCGCTCACTTACTCTTTGGGTATTCGTACATCCAAGGAACTGTATGACGATGACAAATACGGACTTGTTGGTAAGAAAGGTCCGACTCTGCTTGCACGTTCCGCGGCGTTCACCAAGGAGATGATCGCGTGGAATGTGTTCAACCAAGGTTTTACCTCAGCGGTTACGACTTTTGACGGTAATCCTTTGTTCTACAATCAGCACGCACTCTTGGGCGGTGCGCAGGCTACAAACATTGCTCCTGGCGCAGCGGGTGTTATCTCTGCTGTGGGTACATATCCTAATCGGCCTCCGGTGGATGTGGACTTCTCAGTTGCAGGTTTGCAACTTGCTACTAATCATGCAGCGCGTATGATTGACAATATGGGATTCCCGATTCGGTTGAAGTGGGAGAATCTCATCACTCCTCCTGAACTTCGGTTTTTGGTTCGTGAGATTCTTGGCTCTCCTGGTAAACCGGGTTCGTCAGATAATGACATAAACTCGCTGCTGCCTGAAGATTACAAGAATCTTGAAGTTCCGTGGCTCAATAGTCCTAGTGCGTGGTTCTTGGTCGCGTCCAAGCAAGATCATGCACTTGAAGTCATTAATCGTGAATCTCCGACAACGGATTTTGACGATGACTTCGACACTGATGCTATCAAGCAGAAGACTCGTATGCGTGTTGCTGCTTGGTGCCCTCGGTGGCAGGGTGTGTGGGGAACTCAGGGACCGTAGGATTACAGCAACTCATCGCTGTGATAGTAAAGGGGGGAGTCGATCCTGCTCCGCTCCCCCTGATACTCTAAGGAGTTCAAGTGACCTTTTTTGCACAGACCGGATTACGACATACACATCTTACAGGCCCGTGGCATTACTGTGATCGGTGCGATAAGAAAACAAAGATCGCAGATATGAAATGGGAACGTGGTTTACTTCTTGGTCCAGAGTGTCAGGATTCTCATGGCATTCCGGGACTTCTGGGAGAGCGAGACGTTAGAATCGCGCAGGTTCTTACAGATGGAAAAGAAGAGTTTGTACCTGTAGAGAAACTTCGCAATCCAGATTTTGCAGAAGAGGTTGAAGATTTTCTCGTCTAGAGCGCCGAGGCGCTGGAGGATTCAATGAGTTATACTGCTGAAAGGTGGGAACAAGGTTCCTCGAACCCTGACCTCCAGATTTTTGTCGGAGCTTCAGAGTTTAAGGACGTAGCTGGACTCGCTACGATTGCAAGTGCTGGTGCTGGACTGCTTTCGTGGCATGTGCCTGCTACTGATGCGTCTACTTTTTTTGCTGATGTAACAGCTATGCTGAAGAGAACTGGCGTTTTTGCTGAGCCTCTTTGGAGTGGTTTTACAGGAACGCTCGGTACTGGTACAGCTAATGCTGGAGCTTCGCAAGAGGCTTTCGGAACTGCGGCAGCTGCACCTGGACCATCAACCGTTGCTAATACTCGTGGAATCTCAGGACTGCCTCCTGGGCATCCTCCACAACCTGCTGCTACTTTGGCCACTCTAACAGGTGGAGTGAATGGCCCACAACCAAAAGGCTTTCAGATTACTTCGATTGATGTAATCTATTCAGTGGCTGCTCTTGCTGCGGCAGCAGCGACTGTTGGAGTTACTGATACCGTGTTTGTATCTGGTGTAGCACCGGTGGTTACCAACAGAATCGCTCTTGCTGCTAACGGTCTTCCAACTGCTATTGGTGGTGCCGCTGGACCGTATGTCACAAATGTTCCAGTGGCCGCGCCGGTTTTTCCAATTGCCGCAGATACCGAAACAATCGTTAATGTCAACCTTACTGGTGGTGCTACTGGAACTGTT